AAGTGGTCAAGAATAGAACAACCAAAAGAATTATCACGTCTTAAAAATATATTTGATTGGAGAAGCTATCCAGAAGATCAAAAAGAACAATGGTTCGATTACATAGACGAAGAATTTAAAAGAAGAGAAGAAGGTTTTTGGTTTATGAATAACGGTAAACCAACATATCTAGTAGGTACGCATTATATGTATCTTCAATGGAGTAAAATTGATGTAGGAGCACCTGATTTTAGAGAAGCAAATAGATTGTTTTTTATATTCTGGGAAGCTTGCAAGGCAGATAAAAGATGCTATGGTATGTGTTACCTTAAAAATCGTCGTAGTGGTTTTTCTTTTATGTCAAGCGCTGAAACAGTTAATTTAGCCACTCTTGCAAGTGATAGTAGATATGGGATCTTATCTAAAACAGGTTCTGATGCTAAGAAAATGTTTACTGACAAGGTTGTTCCGATAAGTATAAACTACCCATTCTTTTTCAAACCGATACAAGATGGTATGGATCGGCCTAAAACAGAACTAGCATATAGAGTACCTGCTAGTAAGTTTACAAGAAAAAAAATAACTTCTAATGAAAAGTTAGAAGAACTAGAAGGATTAGATACAACTATTGATTGGAAAAATACTGGAGATAATAGTTATGATGGTGAAAAACTAGCTTTATTAGTACATGATGAAAGTGGTAAGTGGGAAAGACCCGATAACATATTAAATAACTGGAGAGTTACAAAAACATGTTTACGATTAGGTAGTAGGATTATAGGTAAATGTATGATGGGCTCAACTTCAAACGCATTAGATAAAGGTGGAGAAAATTTTAAAAAACTATACAGAGCATCCGATGTCACTAAGAGAAATAGAAATGGTCAGACGAAGTCTGGTCTCTATTCTTTGTTTATCCCAATGGAATGGAACTACGAAGGATTTATTGACGAGCACGGAGTTCCAGTATTTAATACACCTGACGCAGATGTCTTTGCCCCAGACGGTGAACTAATAGATATAGGCGTAATAGATAATTGGCAAAACGAAGCTGATGGTTTAAAAGATGATCAAGATGCTTTGAATGAATTTTACCGCCAGTTTCCAAGAACTGAAGAACACGCTTTTCGTGATGAAACAAAAAATAGTATATTTAATCTAGTAAAAATATACGAGCAAATAGATTATAACGAAGAAATGTCTAGTTCTTTAGGAATTACAACTGGTAATTTTCAATGGGTTAACGGAGTGAAAGATTCACAAGTAATATTCTATCCAGACCCAAAAGGTAGATTTAAAGTTAGTTGGGTGCCTAAGCAACAACTACAAAATAGAGTGGTACTTAAAAACGGAATTAAATATCCCGGTAATGAACATATGGGTGCTTTTGGATGTGACTCATATGATATATCCGGGACCGTAGATGGTGAAGGTTCTAAAGGAGCACTTCATGGACTTACTAGGTTCAGTATGGAGGACGCTCCTGCTAATAGCTTCTTTTTAGAATACTTATCAAGACCACCTACGGCTGAGATATTTTTTGAAGATGTTTTAATGGCATTAGTATTTTACGGTATGCCAATACTTGCAGAGAACAATAAACCTAGATTATTATACTATTTAAGAAGAAGAGGATATAGAGGGTTTAGTATGAATAGACCAGATAAAATATGGAATAAATTATCTGTAGCAGAAAAAGAGGTTGGTGGTATACCAAACTCAAGTGAAGATATAAAACAAGCTCACGCGGCGGCAGTTGAAATGTATATACAAGATCACGTGGGTATGAAACAAGATGGAACGTTTGGAGATTTATATTTTAATTCTTTGCTTAATGATTGGGCAAAGTTTGATATAAACAAAAGAACAAAGTTTGATGCAACAATAAGTAGTGGTTTAGCTATAATGGCTAACAATAGGCATCTATACGCGCCAAACGTTAAAATAGAAAAACCAAAATTAAATATACATATTTCTAAGTTTTCAAATAAAGGAAATATGTCTAAAATAATCAAAGAATAAATATGTCATATTCTAATAAAAGTTATTTCCCGAGTCAAGTGGTTAGTGATGCTGAAAAGTTAAGTTACGACTATGGTTTAAAAGTTGCGAAAGCTATAGAAACAGAATGGTTTAACGAAGAACAAAGTTCTAGCAATAAATATAAAAACAATAACAATAACTTTCATAATCTAAGACTGTACGCTAGAGGCGAGCAGTCAATACAAAAATATAAGGATGAGTTGTCTATAAATGGCGATTTGTCCTATTTAAATTTAGACTGGAAACCAATACCAATTATATCTAAGTTTGTAGATATAGTTGTTAATGGTATAGCTGAAAGAACATACGATATAAAAGCGTTTTCTCAAGATCCATATGGTGTAAATAAAAGAACAGAATATATGGAGTCTGTAATGAGAGATATGGAAACTAGGCAATTTAATGATATTGCCGCGCAAACAATGAATATGAATTTGTATGAAAATAATCCAGAAACTTTACCAGATACACCAGAGGAGCTGGCATTACATATGCAGATTAGTTATAAGCAAGCTGTTGAAGTAGCAGAAGAACAAGCGTTAAGCGTTTTATTTGAAGGTAATAATTACGAATTAACTAAAAAACGTTTTTACTATGATTTAACAGTATTAGGTATTGGTTGTGTAAAAACAGATTTTAATACATCAGAAGGTGTAACTATAAAATATGTTGATCCAGCTAACTTAGTTTATTCTTATTCAGACTCTCCTTATTTTGATGATATATATTATGTTGGTGAAGTAAAATCTATACCAGTTAATGAATTAGCAAAAGAGTTTCCTCATTTAGAACACGAAGACCTTGAGGATATAATGAAGAAAAAAAGCTACAGTAGATCTAACAGCAACACGAGACACACAAGAGAAAAAGAGGATAATAATACGGTACAAGTTTTATATTTTAATTATAAAACGTATATGAATGAAGTTTATAAAATAAAAGAATCAGGTACTGGTGCAGATAAGATAATACCTAAAGATGATTCTTTTAATCCACCGCAAGATAAAGAAGGTGGATATTCTAAATTATTAAGGTCTATAGAAACTCTTTACGAAGGAGCTTTAATTTTAGGTACAAACAAATTGCTTAAATGGGAAATGTCTAATAATATGATGCGTCCTAAAAGTGATTATACTAAAGTTAAAATGAATTATAGTATTGTTGCTCCTAGAATGTATAATGGTAAAATTGATTCATTAGTAAAACGTATAACTGGTTTTGCTGATATGATTCAATTAACACATTTAAAACTACAACAAGTGATGTCACGTATAGTTCCAGATGGTGTTTACCTTGACGCTGACGGACTTGCTGAAATAGATTTAGGTAATGGAACAAACTATAATCCACAAGAAGCTTTAAACATGTTCTTCCAAACAGGTTCTGTTATAGGTAGATCGTTTACACAAGATGGTGATATGAATCCAGGTAAAGTACCTATTCAAGAAATAACATCTGGTTCTGGTGGTAATAAAATACAAGCTTTAATAGGTAATTATAATTATTACTTACAAATGATAAGAGATGTTACCGGATTAAACGAAGCTAGAGATGGTAGCATGCCAGACAAAAACGCTTTAGTTGGTGTGCAAAAACTTGCTGCAGCTAATAGTAATACAGCAACTAGACATATATTACAAGCTGGATTATTTTTAACAGCTGAGGTTGCTGAATGTTTGTCTTTACGTATATCTGACATTATAGAATATTCTCCAACAAAAGATGCTTTTATACAAGCTATAGGCGTTCATAATGTAGCTACGTTAGAAGAAATGTCTAATTTACATCTATATGATTTTGGTATATTTTTGCAATTAACTCCAGATGAAGAAGAAAGACAAATGTTAGAAAATAATATTCAAATGGCGTTGCAGCAGCAAAATATAGAATTAGAAGATGCTATTGATTTAAGAGAAATAAAAAATATTAAACTTGCTAATCAACTTTTAAAAATAAGAAGAAAGAAAAAAGAAGAAAAAGATAGGCAAATTCAAATGGAAAATATTCAAGCTCAAGCTCAATCTAATCAACAGTCCGCTCAAGCTGCGGCTCAAGTTGACATGCAGAAAGAGCAAGTTTTAAATGCTAGTAAAACAGAGTTTGAGCAAATGAAAGCTAATATTGACGCTCAAAAGATGAGAGCTGAAGCTGATTTGAAAAAAGAGTTAATGGCTTTAGAGTTTCAATACAACATGCAACTTAAAGGTATTGAGGTTGAAGGTATGAAAGAAAGAGAAAAACAAAAAGAAGATCGTAAAGACGAAAGAACAAAAATACAAGCTACGCAACAATCAGAAATGATTGAACAAAGAAATAGTGGAAAACCACCTAAAAACTTTGAGTCCTCAGGTAATGATATATTAGGAGGAGGATTTGATTTAGGCGCGTTTGACCCTAGTTAGAATTTATTAATTATTATTATATTATATTATGGAAGAAAAAGATGAAAACGTAGTCGAGCAGACTACAACAAACAACCAACAAGATCCAGGTGATGAAAACGTGGTGAAAGTTGATGAAAGTAAATTTGAATCTGCTGGAGACGACAGTGTTATAAAGATAGATTTAAGTAAACCACCAACACCAAAAGAAGAAAAAAATGAAGTTAAAGAAGATAACACTGACAACAGCGGAGTGGTTGCAGAGTCTGAAAATGCCGAGCCCGCAGAAAAACAAGAAGAAGTACAACCGGAAGCAGAAGCACAAGAAACTTCAACATTAGAAGAAATTACTGAAGAATCAACAGAACAAGAGGTTACTGAAGTAGAAGAGAAAGTTGAAGAAGCAATAGCCGAAGCAGAAGCTACTGGAAAACCATTACCAGAGAATATACAAAAACTTGTAGATTTTATAGAAGAAACTGGTGGTGATATAAATGATTACGTAAGACTTAATCAAGATTATACTAAGTTAGATGACAATGATGTTTTATATGAATATTATAAACAAACAAAACCACATTTAACTAATGAAGAAATAAATTTCTTAATGGAAGATACTTTTCAAATAGACGAAGAGGAAGATACTGATAGAGAAATAAAAAGAAAAAAATTAGCGTTAAAAGAGCAAGTTGCCAACGCTAGAGCCCACCTGGACGGGCAAAAGTCCAAATACTATGAAGAAATTAAAGCTGGGTCAAAGTTGACCAATGAACAACAAAAAGCTATGGATTTCTTTAATAGATATAACAAAGAATCTGAAGAGCAAAAAAAAGTATTAGAAAAAACTCAATCTAATTTTTTAAAGAAAACTGATCAAGTTTTTAACAGCAAATTCAAAGGTTTTGAATACAACGTTGGAGAGAAAAAATATAGATTTAATGTTAAAGATGTAAACGAAGTAAAAAATAGCCAGGACGATATTGGTAAATTCATAGGAAAGTTTCTTGATGAAAACAATCAAATGTCAGATGCGAAAGGTTACCATAAAGCTTTATATACAGCTATGAACTCTGATGCTATTGCAAAGCATTTTTATGAACAAGGTAAAGCAGATGCTATGAAAGATAGTGTTGCTAAAGCCAAGAATATAAATATGGAACCAAGACAAAAACACGGAACTGTTGATGTTGGTGGTTTAAAAGTAAGAGTGTTAGGTGATAATTCTTCCGATTTTAAGTTTAAAATTAAAAATAAAAAATAACAATTAAAAATTTAAAATTATGGCAATTACTGCAGGAAGTGCGTTGAACAGTGTAGCTGCTTCACAAAAGCAAACACTAGCAACAAACTACATTGACTTCAACCAAGATATGGGTTGGGCTCAACAATATTTACCAGATCTAATGGAGCAAGAAGCTGAAGTTTTCGGACCGAGAACTATTTCAGGTTTCTTAGCACAAGTTGGAGCTGAAGAATCTATGACTGCTGATCAAGTTGTTTGGTCAGAACAAGGTAGATTACATTTATCATACAAAGGTAACGTTAACTCAGCAACTGCTGGTGCTGATCCAGGTACTGGTGTATCAAACATTGCTCAGGTTACAATTGAAGATGATATTGATGGAAACGTTGGTTCAGGTTTTACAGCTGCTAACCACGGTATTAGAGTTAATGATACTATTATAGTTTCTAACTCAGATGGTGTTTTCAAATGTTTAGTATCTGTTGTTAACGGTGCTGTACTTGATGTATTACCTTATGGTTCGTCTGCTTTATCAGCAAACACTTCATCAAAAGCAACAACTATATTAGTTTATGGTTCTGAATATGGAAAAGGACAAAGCTATGTAGCCGCTGCTGGTACTACTAATACTACTAATCAAAGAGGTGCTAACGAGCCTACTTTCAAAACTTTTGATAACAAACCAGTTATTATTAAAGATTACTACGAAGTATCAGGTTCTGATGTTTCTAGAATTGGTTGGATCGAAGTTGCTTCTGAAGATGGAGCTACTGGATACATGTGGTATTTAAAAGCTGAAGCTGATACAAGAGCACGTTTTACTGATTATTTAGAAATGGCAATGCTAGAAGGTGAGCTTGCTGTAGCTGCCTCTGAGGTTCCTGGTGCTACAATTATGCCTTCTTCAACACTGAATACTGCTGATACAGCTGGTACTCAAGGTTTATTTGCTGCTATAGAATCAAGAGGTAATGTTACTTCTGGTGTTACTGGTGTTAATGCTGCTACTGATTTAGCTGAGTTCGATGCTATTTTAGCTGAGTTTGATAATCAAGGTGCTATTGAAGAAAATATGATGTTTGTTAATAGAGCTACGTCTCTTGCAATAGATGATATGTTAGCTTCAATGAATTCTTATGGAGCTGGTGGTACTTCTTATGGAGTATTTGATAACTCTGAAGATATGGCACTTAATTTAGGTTTCTCTGGATTCCGTAGAGGTTCTTATGATTTCTACAAATCAGATATGAGATACTTAAATGACAAAGCTACAAGAGGTGGTGTTAACGATGCTAGTGCTGCTAACGCGATTAGAGGAGTTGTTATTCCAGCTGGTACGTCTACTGTTTATGACCAAATGTTAGGTAAAAACATGAAACGTCCTTTCTTACACGTTAGATATAGAGCTTCACAAACTGATGACCGAAGAATGAAAACTTGGGTTACTGGTTCTGTTGGTGCTGCTACATCAGCTTTAGATGCAATGTCAATACACATGCTATCTGAAAGATGTTTAGTTACACAAGGTGCTAACAATTTCATGTTAATGAAATAAGCATTTATTATATTAAGGATCGAGGCTTCGGCCTCGACCCTTTCTTTTTATTAATTTTATTATATATTATATTATGGCAAAAAAACAAGAAACAAAAAAAGAAAAAGTGGTAGTAGAAACTCCAGTAGTAGAAACTCCACCGGTTGTAGAACAACCAAAAGCAAGAGAAAGAAAAAAACCTGCAGATGAATGGGAAATAAAAGACAGGATGTATAATCTAAAGGGAGATAAAAAACCTCTATCAAGATCTATTAAATCAGCAAACATATATTACTTTGATGAAGAAAAAGGTTATGAAAGAGAATTAAAATACACAAGAAACCAAAGAACTCCTTTTGTTGATGAAATGATAGGAGATCAAAGATTAGATCATATTGTATTTAGATCTGGATCTTTATTTGTACCAAAAGAAAAAACAACTTTACAAAAATTATTATCATTATACCATCCTCATAAAGACAAAATATATGAAGAGTATAAACCAGCTAAACTAGCTGAAGAAGAAATAGATATTTTAGAAATGCAAGTAGACGCGTTAACAGCAGCAAGAAACGTAGATATAGATATGGCTGAAGCTATTATGCGTGTAGAAAAAGGTTCTAATGTATCTAAGATGAGTTCTAAAGAACTTAGAAGAGATTTACTAGTATTTGCTCGTAATAATCCTAAACTATTCTTAGAATTAGCAGATGATGAAAATGTAATGTTAAGAAACTTTGGTATTAGAGCTGTTGAAAATGGAGTGTTAAGATTATCTTCTGACCAAAGGTACTTTATGTGGGGTTCTACTGGTAGAAAAATAATGACAATTCCTTTTGATGAGCATCCATACACTGCTTTAGCACATTGGTTTAAAACTGATGAAGGTATGGAGATTTACTCAAATATTGAAAAGAGATTAAACTAATAAAAATAACGGTTACCCTTCGGGGTAACCTTTATAAAAATTTAATATGAATAGAAATTTAAGAAACTATAGTCAACAATCCAGAGGTTTAGGCGATACAATAGCTAAGTTTACTCAAGTTACCGGTATTCAAAGTTTAGCGCAAATTGGTGCAAAAGTAGTGGGTAAAAAAGATTGTGGATGTAAAAAAAGACAAGAAGCTTTAAACAAAGCTTTTCCTTATAAAAAATAATTAATATGATATTCGTAGACACGGTACACCAAAGAGTATTAGCTTTAGCCAACAAAGAACAAAGAGGTTATATAACTCCTTTAGAATTTAACTTAATGGCTAATCAAGCTCAAATGGCTATATTTGAACAATACTTTTATGATTTAAATCAATTTAAAAGAGATCAAGCTAGTGATACTAGTAGTTTATCTGATATACCAGAGATGATAAAAATGAAACTACAAGTATTTTCAGGTTTTGGTAATCCTAATGCAGCTGACGATTGGTATCAAGTTGGTAAAATATTTACAGGAACAATTACTGATCCAGAAACAGTGCGTGAAGCTAGAAAAGTTGATGATAACGAAGCTCAATTTTATTTATCATCTAGATTTCATAGAAAAGGTTTAAGATTACATCCTATATATGTTGAAAGAGGAGGTAATTTTACTGTGTTTAATCACAATGGAGCAACAACAAACTTTACAGCTGAAGTTGTTAGAAGACCTAGAAAAGTTGAGTGGGGATATAATGTTGTAGGTGAAAAAGCTTTATATAACGCAAGTTCTTCTACAAATTTTGAAATTCACGAGTCAGAAGAAAATAATATAGTAATGCGTATATTAGCTTTAGCTGGTGTAATAATGGATAAACCAGGTTTAGTAAACGTAGCAACACAAGATGATATAAAAGATATTCAACAACAAAAATCGTAATAAATGGCTTTTAATAATGATGATCAATTAGCACAACAAAACTATTATAACAATCCTCTTGGTTATTACCCTGGTGGTCATGGTTCTTATCAATATATAGATATGGAAGATATTATTGATAATTTTATGGCTACGTACGTTGGTGAAGGCAAGTTGTTAGAAAAAACAATACGTGGTGACGCTAGTTTTCATGGTCACAGAGCTTTACAAGAATTATCTTACGATACATTAAGATCTCACAGATCACAAGAAATAGAAATACCACCATCATTATCTATGGTATTACCTCATGACTACGTTAATTATGTTAAGTTAAGTTGGAGTGATGAATCAGGTATAGAACACGTTATATATCCAGGACCTAAAACTTCAAACCCAACGGCTATAAAACAAAACGATGACGGTGATTACAAGTTAACAGCTGTTGGAACTTTAACAAGTGGTAGTGATAGTATAACTTTAGACGATGAATATACAAATATTGCAGTTGGTATGTTCGTGTCTTCACCTAATATACCAGCTGGCTCTATTGTAAAAGCAACTTCAACAACTAGTGGTATAACAACCATAACAATTGATATTGCTTCTGGTGCAACATACACTGGTACAGAAACACTAACATTTAAACTAAATGAAGATTTATTGGAACAAGTAGAAACATCACTTGTTTTAACTGGTTTATCATGGACTGGTGGTGAAGATAAAATTACAGCAGCTTCTGCTGGTGATGCTGGAACAGTAAAAGTTGGTATGAGTGTTTCTCACGAAGATTTTACAGCGGATACTATTGTTGTAGATGTTAATGGTGCTGTGATAACAACTTCAACTGTCGCTGCTAATACAGGTTCTTCTGAAAATGTTAATTTTATTTCTTACACAAAAATATCTGATACTTGGTCTGGTTATAAAAGTGTTACGCCTTCAGAAAATAATGAAAATGATTATGAAGATGATACTTATTGGCCACATAATGGGCAAAGATATGGGATAGATCCACAACACGCACAAGTTAACGGTTCTTTTTATATAGATTATAGAAATGGAAAAATCCATTTTAGCTCTAATTTATCAGGAAAAACTGTGATATTAAAGTATATCAGCGATGGTATTGATACTAGATCACTTACAGGTATGCTAGTTCCTAAGATGGCAGAAGAAGCTATTTACAAATGGATGATATATGGATGTGCTTCTGCTAGAATAGATATACCAGAATACGTTATAAGAAGATTAAAAAAAGAAAGATTTGCTGAAATAAGAAAAGCAAAATTAAGACTATCTAATATTAAGTTAGAAGAAATAAGTCAAATATTAAGAGGTAAGTCGAAACAAATTAAACACTAATATAATATGCCGGATCTTAATCATAGATTTTCATCAGGGAAAATGAACAAAGACCTTGATGAAAGGTTAGTACCTAATGGTGAATACAGAGATGCTTTAAATATAGAAGTTGCTACTTCTGAAGGATCTGACCTTGGTACTGTGCAAACTCTTAAAGGTAATATAAACGCTTCTTTAGAGATATTAGATCCTAGAGGGATACAGAACTTCTATTGTGTTGGTAGTATTGTAGATGAGAAAAACGATAAAATATATTGGTTAATATCTGGTGTTAGTAAAGATATAATAGCTGAGTATGATTATAAAACAAAAGTAACAACACCTGTAGTTGTAGATGTGTTTACAGCTGGTACTTTACCTGGTAATGAAAGTGGAAGAGTTTTAAATTTTGATAGATCACTATACATTACAGGTATAAATATTATTGAAAATTTGTTATTTTGGACAGATAATTATACAGAACCAAAAAGAATACATATAGAAAGATGTAAACTAGGTTCTGTTGATTTTAACACACAAACGCAGTTTTATGTTAGAGACGCTGCTGATATAAATCCAGAAAACAAATTTATTCCTATTGGTCCTATAAAACACGAACACATAACCGTTATAAAAAAAGGACCTCCTGCAGCTCCAGTTCTGGAGATGAGAAATACATTAAGAGCGGAAACAGAAGAAAATACTGTACTTGGAAGTTATCTACCAGAGTATTTTTTAAAACTTTATGGTACTTTTGATGCTGATGAAACAATTGATCCAAATCCTTTTGTTGATGGTAATGGTGATTTACAATCAGGTCTGATTACTATTGATTTTCAACCTTTAGTTAGTACTATTGGAAACTCTTATCCAGACTTTCATATTGGAGATATTATAAGGATATATGTTGGTGTTGACGAGCCAGAAGGAGATAAATACATTAGAGCTAAAATAATAGATGGTATTAACCATGATACTGGTTGGGCAGGATCTTGTAAAATAAAAATATTATCTGGAGATAAAACAATAGCTGCTAATGATGATGCTACTTGGTATATAGTTTTAGAAGAAGGAGAAACTATGTTTAAATTTAATTTTCCAAGATTTGCTACTAGATATAAATATGAAGATGGTGAATACTCTGCTTTTTCACCTTTTTCTGAAGTAGCATTTTTACCTACAGACTTTGATTACCAACATAAAGAAGGTTATAACTTAGGTATGGTAAATAACATTAGGTTTTTAGCTATAAAAGATTTTGTTCATGGTAGACAAATTCCAGACGATGTTATATCTATAGATATATTATATAAAGAGTCTAACTCACCAAATGTTTATACTGTAAAAACAATAAAAAGATTAACTGGAGATTGGAAAGAAAACTGGGCGCCATGGCAAACTGTAAACCCTGAAGATGCTATACAAAAATATAGTGAGTGGAACGCTGTAGGGCCAAATCAAGGAGTTCTTAACAATAGTGGTGTTAACAATATAAGTCCTAACCAAAGAACAAGAGGTTGGACAAGAATTACAAACGAAATGATTCATGCTGTTTTACCAGCAAATCAATTGTTAAGACCTTGGGATAATGTACCAAGAGTTGCTTTAGCGCAAGAGGTTACTGGTAATAGAATAGTTTATGCTAATTATTTACAAAACTATAATTTATTTAATTCAAAAAATACTATAGCTTCTGCCTTAACAGGTTCTACTAAACATAATTATGGAGAACTCAATGCTAGTAAAGACATAGATGTTGATGTAAACATAGGATTAGATTCAAAAAAAATAGCTTCAACAGCTATTTTACCAGAACAAAAAAACGCTTACTTACATTATGCTAATTCAAGCAACTATAGACCTTCAAAATCTATTAAAACATTAAGAACTTATCAACTTGGAGTTGTTTATATAGATGAATTTGGAAGAGAAACCCCAGTTTTTTCTGATAAAAAAACAGGTGAATCCTCTTTGTATATAGAAAAAGATGTTGCTAATAAAGCTAACAAACTAACAGGGCAGATATTTAATATAGTTCCTGAGTGGGCTAAATACTTTAAGTTTTTTATAAAAGAAACTTCTGGTGAGTACTATAATCTAGCAATGGATAGGTGGTACAACGCTGAAGATGGTAATATATGGTTATCTTTTGCTTCTTCTGAAAGAAACAAAGTTGATGAACAAACATTTTTAATACTTAAAAAAGCGCATGATAGTGATAGAGCTATATTTGAACAATCACCAAATCAAGAAAATTACCAAGGATTTGTAAAAAACAAAGCTAGATATAAAATAATAGCGATATCTAACGAAGCTCCTACTTTTGTAAAAACATTTAGAATAAATAAACCTACGTTTGATGATTCTAGTGGAGCTTTTCTAGCTACTGCTAGTGGTGTTGGTTTTCCTAAAAAAGATGTAAATAATTTTTATATAGATAAAGTACAAGCTGATCTATCTGGCTGGGGTGGAATACTAGGTGTTGCTGAAAACGTTGAAGCTGTTGACGTGTCTAAGTTTGAATTTAGATTTAAAGGTGTTAACGGTGTAAGTAATTGGTATAAAATAAAATCAGTTTCTCTTATAAGTATTGGTACTGGTTTTTATAATGTTGTAGCGGACAAGCTATTTGAAGCAGACGTGCATGTTTTATCTAACGGTAATACTTATGCTAGTTATGGTGGAGGTGCAGAAATAGAGTTAGGGGAAAATATTGTAGAGAATAAACCAGAGTTTGATGGTAGATTTTTTGTTAAAATTAAAAAAGATCAAAATCTTATAGAAAATATAATACAAGAATCTAGTCAATCAAAAACTTATGTAGTATCACAAGCTTTACAATCGCAATATATAAACCCACAATCAGGTGCTACGGTAGGTGGTTTTGCTCTTGGAACTCAAGCTAAGTTAGAAACTTGGTATGGCGCTTTAGATACTAACCCGTTAGGACATCCAAAAACAGAACTACTATCAATATCTGAAAACAACGATAAAGGGTATTTTAGTCACGGTAATTCTGGTAATGGTGAGGCTTATTGGCAGAAAGCGGCTAGATCAGAAAGTAAAGCTACAGAAGATAACGCAGATTCAAACGGTTGGTTTATAGACAAAGTAGAAGCTTTTAGGCCTTTTAAATATACTGAATACTTTTTTGATAAAGATGATAACTATTCTGTTAATGATAGACATCATCCGTCACATAATAGTCCGTTTCACGGGTTTTTTAGTTATAGCTCTTCAGAACATGGTCAACATATGTATCTTGACGAATACGAACATACAAGCCTTCAGGTTTTAGGTACAAACACTTGGAACACAAACTCAGGTGTTCATTGGCCTTATGGTGGTGGTATTAACTATACTAGTAATATAGGATATTTAAATCAAAAAGAAATAGCTCCACCAGAGTTCGAAACAGAAACATTTCCAAATAACAGTGGTGTTTTTGTAAGTGAACTAAGAAATGCTCCTGGTGGACAAAACGGTAGAATAGTACCATCAGTTGGTATAGATACTAGTGACAATATAATACATTTATCTTTTGCTGGTATTGGAGACGATGGTACGCCTGGCGATATGGATGTCGAGCTTTTAAGTGAATTAAAACTAGATTTTTCTGATTATTCTACTTTTAATCAATATGTATCTGATCAATTGTTTATAAATTCATTGTGCACGCCTGGTACTATATGGAGATGGGAAGAAGATCCTGATAAAACCTTATACATAACAAAAATACCAGATTACGATACTATAACACAAACTCAATCTGAGTGGAATTATAACACTAGAGATAATATAAATTTTGGAGTATATTATGGAGTGGCTTTATATAATTATGTTACTTTTCAAGATTATTTAACAACACACAAACACGATCCAGGCGTTTCAGGTTATGATCCTCACACACACTGGGCATTTGCTTCACAAGGTTTTCAAGATTATGATGGTGATAACGGTCCAAGAGTAGTAGAATCTCCACCTCTATCTGGTAATTATATTGTAGAATCAGTTGGTTTATCTGCAGCTACTGCTGGATTACCAGGTATATCCACGCTTACACCTGCTGGTATTGGAACTCCAGCAGCAACAGTAGATGATGACCTTAACAACTTTGGTAGATATGAATTACGATTTGGAGAAAGTGGTTATTGTCCTACAGGTGTTGAAAATGGTGGGCCAAATACAAATAGATTTGGTAGAACAGCTGGTCCTTGGACAATGAATACTTCTAAGACTAATACAGGTGGAACCAATATACTATTAAAAAACCCTCATTATTATCACCCGCAAAGAGTTAAAGAGTTTTGGAAAGGCATAGCAAAAAGAAGAAGGTATCAAATACACGCGATGACTTACGAAGAAGACGGTTCACCGGCACAAGGACTAGGTATAAAAGGTGCTTCTAAATATTTACCAACAAACCCAACAAATCTTACAGCACATTGGGCTGACGATGGTAGTGGTGTGTTAACAGTTGCAGATCCTCTTCCAGCAACACCTGCTCCTGGTATACGTTCTGACGGTATGTATTCTGGTGCTTTTGAAGATCCTGCAGATACTTCTGGTACAAGTGGTGCTAACGCTACCGAAATACCTTTTTATAAAACTAACGTAACAGAATCAGCTGCAAAAACAGTAGACGGTGCGCCTGGTAGTTGTACTTGGCAAATACTAGAAAAATATAGTGAGTTTTACGAAGTAGACTATTCAAGCTCTAACCCAGCTATATGGGAAACAGAACCTAAAGAAACTGTTGATTTAGATATATATCATGAGGTTGGACAAATATATCCTACAGAACTTAATGATGCAACAAACGAACAATTTGTTGGACCAGTACACCCAAGAACTTTTGAATATTACAACTCTTCTGTAAAATGTATTGACGGGGGAAGTGGTGTTTCTAAACTTTTAGGAACAGATGGTGGTGTAATTGGTAGTGGTCTTCCTGGTGGTACCGATATAAGAGTTAGACAAGTAGAAGATAATGTGTTATACTTATGTGACGTACAAGGTAATGATTTAAATTCAAGTGCTCCAAACCCTGTCTTTCCAAGTATTGGTGATATATTAGTTTTTGTAAGAGCTGATGGTAGTTCTACGCAAACATCTATTACAGACGTAGACACAACAACAGGGGCGATAATTTTAGCTAGAGATGTTCATAATTACGAAATAACTTTACCTTGGTTTAATTGTTATGCTTTTGGAAACGGAGTTGAATCTGATAGAGTGAGAGATGATTTTAATCAAGTTACTATAGATAATGGACCTAAAGTTTCTGCTACTTTAGAAGAGCCGTATGAAGAAGAAAGAAGAGGTAGTGGTTTAATTTATTCTGGTATATATAATTCAATGTCAGGTGTAAATAATCTTAACCAGTTTATTCAAGCTGAAAAAATTACAAAAGATTTAAACCCTATACATGGTACAATACAAAAACTATATTCAAGAAATACTGACTTATTAACTTTCTGTGAAGATAAAGTGTTTAAAATATTAGCTAATAAAGATGCTTTATTCAACGCTGATGGTAATTCTAATGTAACAGCAACAGCAAATGTTTTAGGTCAAACAATACCATTTTTAGGTGAATTTGGTATATCTAAAAACCCTGAATCATTTGTTGCAGAATCATATAGAAATTATTTTACAGATAAAGTTAAAGGAACTGTTATAAGATTATCAAGAGATGGTATGACACCTATATCTGATTATGGTATGCAAGATTATTTTGGTGACAACTTAAAACACGCAAGTAGATTAATTGGTACGTTTGATGAAAAGAAACAAGAATATAATTTAACATTAGACCACAAAGATTATCCTAAGCCAACACCACCTATTGTTATGGCTACAGGTATTGTTGAAATTGAAGCTGAAATAGGTATGGCACCTAGTGGTCCAATAAGTGTTTCTTTTTACGAGCCTACTGGTAGATTAATAGCTGCAACTAGTTTACCTGTATTTTTAGGACAACTAATTGAAGGACCTGGATTACAACCTAATACTATAGTTACTGGTACTAGTATAGAGTACGGTCAGTTATATATAGATATATCACCAACTCCAGAATTACAAGAAGTTTCACCATTACTTGGTCCTAGCGAAGTTGGAGCTTGGGCTGGATGGTATACTCCGGTTACAATTTCACAACCAGCAAAATATGGTGATGCGCTTGGAAACACAACAAATGCTTTAGATAGAACTGTATCTTTTTCTGAAAGATCTAAAGGTTGGGTTAGTTTTAAATCATTTATACCAGAAGGTGGTCTTAGCTTAAATAATACATACTACACATTTAAAGAAGGTATTTTATGGGAACATCACGCTAATGAAACTAGAAATAATTTTTATGAAGATCAATATGATTCTAGTGTTCAAGTGTTATTTAACGATGCTCCTAGTATAGTCAAAAGTTTTCAAACACTTAATTACGAAGGTAGTAAATCAAGAGTAACCCCTGATATAACAAGCGATGGTCAATATTGGGATAATTATGAAAAAGCTGGTTGGTATGTAGATAATATGGTAACAGATTTACAAGAAGCTGGTCAGCAAGAATTTAAATCTAAAGAAAATAAATGGTTCTCACAAATTAAAGGTGTGGCTACAGAGTGGTTAGATGATGGAACAGCTGGAAATATAGACACAAGAGAACAATCATACCAAGGTATAGATAATAATCACGTTAAAGCTGTTGTTGAAGGTGATTATACATCTTGGGATTGTGATGGTACAGACTGTATTGAGCTACAAGGTAAAAACGCTGGCCCTTATGCTACGAAAGCTATTTGTGAAGCTGATTTAACAAACAACTGCGGAGACGTTGGTACTTCATGGGCTTGTGACGCTACTATAGGTTGTCACGAGGTTACAGGTTTATCAGGTGGTTATTCTAGTTGGTGTGAATGTATACAAACCAGTACTTGTTGCGCTAGATTTAATGAGGTTGTTGTTGGTTTAGACGGTGTAGGAATAGTAAGTAATTCTGCTACTCAATATTATACAGATAACTGTGATGCAACTGCAATATTTGGTTGTATGGATCTTGATGGTACTGAGTTTAATAACAACGGTGTAAGCGTGCCTGCTAACAGACCTGTCGGTTGGGTTGGTCAAGCTTCTAATTATAATATATTAGCTAATGTACATACTTGTGATTGTGAATACAATATAGCACCAACTTCTTATAACTGTATGCCTGATGGATCAGGTGGATTTAGTTGCGTAGACCCAGGAAATGGTAGCGGTTATTACTCAACTTTAAACGCATGTTTAAATGATCCAAATAGTAATTGTTTAGTTGTTCCTTGTTCTCAAACAAACCCTCATCAAATAGTATATTCTAAAACAGATGCTACTGAAAACACTAGCACTAGATGTAACCCTACAAATAATGATGGAACAATTTTAGTAGCAATAAATACTTTAGGTAGTTTATCCGCTTGGATATATATAACTATTTTTACCGATGATGGTTCTGGTAACTTAGGAACTTTAGTAGCTGGTAACTCTACAACACAATACGATGCTACTAGTGGGACATTTAATTATAACAACCTTATAGCAGGAAACTATCACATAAAAATGGAAGATGATCAAGGTTGTGTTCATACAATACCATTTACTATAGATTGTGCTGTTCCTCCGGCTTCTTGTTCTGCCAACGCTTTTGACGTAAATGTTACCGTTATAAAAAATCTTGTGTCGATTGACCAAGACTGCGAAGTTGTTGGACCTACCGGTACTGGTGAAATACAAGTTACATGTACTCTTAATGGTTATGGATTAGCTAGTGGAAATTATCAAGCTGATTTATATGACGATCCACCAGCTACATATTCAGGTGGTGCACAACTACTTCAAACACAAACAGGTAGTCTTGGTACAACTTTTACTTTTACAGCTATAATACCTACGCCTGGTCAATATAATTACCAAAACCCTCCTTATGATTATAAAGTTGTGTTTACAGATGATTTTGGTTGTATAAGAGAAGAAAAATTTAGTTTAAGTTGTCAAACTCCACTTATACCTGTTACATATGATTGCGTACCAAACACTGGTAGCGGTGGTGGTGGTATTTGTGTAGATCCTGGAACTGGTAATGGAGCTTATTTAACCTTAACAGCTTGTATGAACGATGTTACAAATAACGTTGCACCTTGTAATTTCTTACCTTCATCTCCATGTCCAAATAGTGATTATTTAAGTGACTCTGATTTTAGTGGTATATCAAACGCTAATTATAGTCCTAGTTTATTACACGCATGGGGTGGTAACTATAGATGTAACAACACTTTCACGACAATGTCTTGCGTTAACGCTACTGTAAATGAATTTTTTGGATTAGAATTTCCTCAATATACTCCTACGTTAACAGCTGGTAGTTACGATATTAGCCCTTATATTCCAAATGTTAACAACGCAATGGATCCAGCTTTAATATACAACCCTGCTATTCCAAATCAATGGTCAGTATATTCTAGCGATAGAGGTAGTTTACCATTTGGCGTTGGATCTCCATATCAAGATCCATCACCATTTACACAAACCCCTTTAACAAACGCGCCTACAATAGATAGTAATGGTCATTTAAGATTAAATGGGTTTATAGGTGACACTGAAAAATCAACATATCTTGGAACTAACACTCTGGCAAATGCAAAAGTTATGCAAGGTTTGTATATGCAGGTTGAGAATATAGTCGCTGGTCAACTATACCAGTGTGTTATAAAGCTTGGTACAGACTGGGAT